GTGAGGTAAGTGAAAATATACAAGGAGCAGTTAATGATGTTAAGGATAATATAGAAGGCAATGAAGAATTAGCAGCAGAAGAAGCTGATGATATTGTTCAGAGAGCTTTTGTGGAAACTAAATCGGAACGTATGGATTTATCAGAAATGGATAAAGATATGGATCCATCAAAAGGCCAATCACAAGTTCAGACACAAGTTCAGGCACAAGGTCAAGAAGTTGAACAAAAAGGTGGTTTTTTTAAAAACCTAAAAGATAAAGCAAAAGATGTTTTAAATATAACTGATGGTGATAAATATGTTAACGGATTAGAAAAATCAGGATATCAATTTACAAATAGTAAAATACCTGTCATGAATGATATAAATAAAGGAGTTGAATTTGAGATGTCCGAGACTGACTGGATCAGCGGTAAATCATCAGCTGCTAAAATAGGATTTGAAGAAAAATTTCTAAAATCTGATGAATGGAATAATTTGCCATCCGATGTTAAGAGAAAGATGTCGAGTAATTTATCAAAATATATAATTTACAAAGAAGAAGGTGATAAATATAAGTTTAATATTTTAATACCTAAAACAGATAATGTAGAAGATTAATATATAATTCTCAAAATGGATAATTTAAAAGGTTTTTCAGAATTCAATTTAAAACATAAATTAACAGCAGAATCATATGTTGAAAATAATATCAGACAATTGATTCAAATTATGAATATTGAAGAAGAAGACTATGATTCAATTGATGAAATAAAATCTGACTTAGTGAAATACTTTACTAAATTCCCAGATCAGATAACAGGATATCAATTGAAAACAACCGGTTATCCAAAACATATGAAATTAAGTACCAATAATATAGGAGGAGTTATAAAATATAGATAATCAAATTTCTTTTAGTTTCTTTAAAACACCCCTTTGAAATAATTCTTGTAGAACAGATTGACAGGTATAGGGCTTATCATGATAGTATTCTATACTTAAAATGATATTATCTATACCTGCCTTATAAAGCTCTTCTATATCATAACCTTTATTTAAAAGGTCTTTCTGACTTAAAATATTGAAGATAATCTGTTTCATAATTATTCAAATAAATCTTCTGCGTCAAATGAATCACCATCATAATCAGTTGTTTCATCATCTTCAATAATTGAATTGAAATTTTTCTCAACTTCTTCAACTTCTTCAATCGATTTGAATCTGAAATAATCATTTACTATTGGCTCCATTTTTTTTAAAACTTCTGATGTAAATACTTCTTGCGTAAATAATTGTTTAGTCGTTACTGATTTTCCCAAATGTGATACAAACCAACGGTTTCCTCCTGGTTTAAAAGTTATCTCACCAGTTGATTTATCTACTTCTTCTTTACCCTTTGCAATTCCTATTTTATCATAATATTCCGGACGACAGAAGGCATCTAATCCAGTAAAGGAATTCATGCCAGTTGCAAAAGATATATCAAATCTTATTTTTTTAGGTTTTGCTAAACGATTTTTTTGTGTTTTAAATAAAACAGTAATACCTGATTGTCCTAAATCCATATCATCTTCTTCACCAGTTTTCAATTTTGATTTGGTCATAAATCCAATAACTGAAGCTGAATATAAAAGTGATAAACCTCCTTTCATGACTGCTTGTGGGAAAAGATCCATAGTCAAGTATGTATGGTTACACACAATCATAGGTATATCTAAGTATCCAAGATCATTATTAATAGATCGGAACATAGAACCAATTGCTTTTGCTTTGGTCATATCTTGTTTAATTTCACCTTTTAATAAGTCAGCTTTTTCTTTATTAGAAGCCATTTGTCCTAATGAGTCAAGTACAATCATTAATTTAGGCAATTCATATCCTGCTAATTTTTGTTCTTTTAATTCATCTACTAATTGAGTTAATGTTATATTAATATCTTCAACTTTATTTGATCTAACCAATCTAAATTTATCTAAGTCGTTACTTACTCCGAATTTTGGCAAATCTTCTAGATCGACAGCTTGTTCTGTATCAATATAAATTATTGAGTATCCAGATTTCTGAGCATTTTTAGCCACAGAGTATGCTAAAAATGATTTTCCTGAGCCACTTTCTCCTGCAAAAACACTAATACGGTTAGTTGCAACACCACCATTTAATAATCTACCAGACATTGCAGCATCTACTATGTAAACGCCTGTTGATATAAACTTTTTCTCTTTTATTTCTTTTTCAATTTGAATTGGAATTGACTTAGATATGTTATCAAGTAGAATTCCAACTTTTGAGAATTCAAACCTTTTTACTTCTTTTGTTTGTGTTTTAGCCATTTTATTTATTATTTTTTAAGTATATATAAAAAAACAATACCTCCTTTATTAAAATCATAAAAAAAAAGTAGAAAGGGAGAGTGTATTTTAATATATAAATAATGAAGTATAAAACTAAAAGAACAACCGAGTCATTTATATTGGATTGTATAGAGATACATGGAAATAAATACAAATATGATAAAACTATATTCACTAGAAGAGTTGATAAAATATTGATATTTTGTAATAATCATTTGGAGTATTTTGAACAGACCGCTGGAAATCATTTAAATGGACAAGGGTGTAGAAAGTGTTCAATTTTATCTAATTCTAAAAATAAATCTTTTACACACAGTAAGTTTATAGAAAGATTTAATATTATTCATAATTTTAAATATGATTATTCAAATACTACACATATAGAAAGTAAGAAAAATAATGGTAATTCGATAGTAATTAGATGCAAAAAGCATGGTTTATTTACACAATCAGTAAGTGATCATTTATATGGTTGTGGTTGTAAGAAATGTGGAAGGGAAAAAACTATAGATGGGGTTAAATATACATTGGATGAATTTATTCAAAAGTCTGAAGAAATACACAATTATAGATATGATTATTCAAAATTTGAATACATTAACTGTAATATTAAATCAACAATAATATGTAAAATTCATGAGTTTGAATTTCAAATGTCTCCTATACTGCATACACAAGGATCCGGTTGTAAAAAGTGCCGCGTTGATATAATTAAGAAATCTCTAACATTAACTACTGATGAGTGGATCAGTAGATGTGAAATTATACATAAGAATTACTATAAATATAATAATTCTATTTATATAACGGGAAAACAAAAAATCGAAATAGAATGTCCGATACATGGATATTTTTATCAAACAGCAAGCTCACATCTTTATGGCATTGGATGTCAAAAATGTAATAGATCTAAAGGTGAGATAAAAATTTCTGAAATTTTAAATTCTATGAGTGTTGAATTTGAAGATCAAAAAACATTTGAAGGATGTAAAAATATAAATTTACTAGAGTTCGACTTTTATTTACCATATTATAATGTGTGTGTTTAATTTGATGGCAAACAACATTTTGAATCGATTGATATATTTGGTGGGGAATTAGAATTTGAAAAGAATAAATTGAGAGATTCAATTAAAAATATTTTTTGTAAAGAAAATAATATTAAACTTATAAGAATTCCATATTATGAAATTGATAATATAGAACAGATTTTAAAAAAAGAATTAAATATAGATGAATAAATCTAAATTCCTTGAAAGGGCTCGAAATATACATGGATATAAATATATTTATATAGATGTGCCAGAAAAACTAACTTATAGAGACTATATAAAAATAGAAATAGATAACATAAGATACACACAGAGAGTTAATAAACACCTTGATGGTAAGTGTCCAGAAAAAAACACACAGAAAAAAACAACAGAACAATTTATAGAAGAATCTAAGTTGATTTGGGGTGATAGGTTTGATTATTCAGACTCGGAGTATAGTGGTGCTTTAAAAAAAATAAAAATATTCGATAGATATTTAGGAATTTTTATTAATCAATTGCCAACTTTACATTTATCTGGACATGAGACCAAAAATATAACTAATGGTGTTTTTATTGATCTTTCTAAATTAGTTAGTGATTATAAATATTCATATGATAAATGTGTGTATATAAATAAGACATCAAAAGTTACCTTAATGTGTCCAGATCATGGAGAGTTTATCGTTTTACCATTTAACCATTTGAGCTATGGTGAAGTTTGTAAAAAATGCAAATCGACAACTTTTAAAAAGGATATTAAAAAATTCTTAAATTGTAATAATATATCATTTTATCAGGAACATAAATTTATAGATTGTAATTTACCATTTGATTTCTATCTGCCTAAATATAGAGCTGTAATAGAATTTTATGACATTCAACACTTTCAACCAATTTCTTTTTTTGATGAAATTCAAAATTTTCAAGCGAATAAACTTAATGATAAAATTAAAAATGATTATTGTGAGGATAATTATATTTCTTTAATAAGAATACGATATGATCAAATTGATAATATACATAGAATATTAGATGATAATTTAAAGAATATAAAAATTTAATATATAAGAAAATTAATTTAAAATTATGCCATTAAATCAAGGAACATTAATTTCATCACCTATAAGGCCACTTTCGCCTGGCATGACAATTGCGACTGCTTTATCCAATGAGATATTAGGTGGATTGCATTCAGTGCAAACTCTATCTGATAGAGATCTTATAACAACTGATAGAAGGCAATTCGGAATGTTGGTTTATATTATAAATGATGATGATTTTTATCAATTAAAACAAATAAGTTCACCTGATATTTCGGATAACTTAAACTGGGATCTTATAAATATATCTGGTATTCCAACAACTACTGAATGGTTAGATTCGGTTATATCTATAAGTGGAACACCTCCAGGATCGCCTACTATTGGTGATAGATACTTAGTTAGTTCTGGATCAGGTCTTTGGTCGGGTCTTGATGATTATATTGTTGAGTGGGATGGTTCAAACTGGAACCCAACTATACCAACTGAAGGTACTACGATAAGAGTTGATGATGATACTGATGCTATATTTTCATTTATACAAGGAGTATGGACGAAATATGAGTTTGTAAAAGAGCCTTGGACTCTTAGATATGATGTGCCTTTAGGACTTACTCTAAGTGTGAGTACTGGTTCTCAGTATCTTATCTATGGTGATCTTAATGTTGATGGTGGAATTGATTCTTGGGGAAATATAACTATTTTGAATGGTCAATTAACAGGATCTGGTTCGGTTGCTACTTTCAGTTTTGGAACTTTGCAACAGATTGAATTATTAACAGAGATAATTGGTGCAACTGGAATAACAATATCAACTGGTGGTTTAGGAGAAAGAATTATATCAGCAAATTTGATTGCTGGAACTGGAATATCTTTTTCATATGGTCCTGGAACTGAAATAGAGATAAATAGTGTTTTCCCTACTTTACCTGAGGGAAGACCAAAATACATAATTGAGTCAGTTGAAACAATTACTGTGCCGGATAATGAGTTATATTACATATATGGTGATTTGGAGGTTCGTGGAACTTTGGATATTGGAACTGCTGGTAAAGTTGTTGTAACGAATGGTGCTTTGATTGCTGCGTCTGGTTCAACAATAAATAATGTTGGCAATATTGAGATATATGATTTATTGACAGTTGCAGATGATAATATAAAAATAGATATATCTGAGGTAAAGTATGGTAAGGAAGGTAGAATTCTTTTTGAGAGTGAGTTAAAGTATATTCCGATTCTTGGTGCTACTGCGAGAGTTGTAACTGAATCAGATGATTTAGTTTATTCTACATCAAGTTCTTATCCTTCATCTACATCATCTACTACTTTTGACAGATATTTAGGCATATCGGTTGCGGATCCTTTGAAGAAATTACATATAAATGGATCTGGTATATTGATTGATGGAATTGAATCAGAGCAAGATTTGTCATTAGGTGATCCTAATTGGGCAAGATTTGTTATTGATAGTGGAATTTCGGATACACATACTTTAATGGACTTAAGAAATGATGAGGGGCGTGTTCTTTATGTAAATGGTGATATAGATGGTGGATTTAGATTTCCATCAGTATCAATTGGTAAGACACCATCAAATACATTATTTAATGTTTCGGATTATTATGGAAATGATTATTTCAGTATAGGATCAACTGGAGTATTTGTTGCTGGTAGTATGTCGGAGTTTCCTTGGATAGGTCAATCAACCACAGGATTTGACAAATTCATAGTTAGGGATGATTCAACTGGTGAATTGAAATATCGAATTGGTGTTTGGGGTGAGGATTGTGTTTTATATCAATATCAAAATGATTCTGATAGAATGATGGGTATTGGTATAACTGCGCCTAGTATTGATGCAAAAGTTCATATATTAACAACTGGACAATTGGCTAGTTCTGCATCATATGTTTCTGCTGGATTGAAGGTTGAGGTTATTGGAGCGTCTGCTGTTTCAAATAATGTTTATTCTGGCGATTTTAGTGGTGGATTGGGTTTGATAACTGACAATTTGTTGATTACCGGTGCATTGACAATCGGTACACTATCCAATATATTTTCTAAATATATTGATGTATTTGCTGGATTGGTTGGTAATAGTGTAACTGCTTCAGAACAGGTGATTTATACTAAGACTATACCAGCCAATTACTTTGAAGACCAAACTGGTTTCCATATTAGAGCAGGTCTTAGAACAGATACAAATAATGATCCGAAAGAATTTTCTTTAAAGGTTGGTGGTCAAATTATCTATACTTCAATTGCTGATAGTTTAAATCCAAATGACGGTAGATTTCTTGTTGATTTTGATTTTATAAGAGCTGGAACATCATCAGTAAGTGTTGCTTCGGTTGCTGGTTATTCACAAATAAGTATAGGTACTTTTTCAAATGCTGATTTTAATGTTGGTGTTGGAGTTACCGGTACATATTCTTGGAGTTCAACTATTGATGTTGAGATAACTGCAAGTGCATCAAATGTCAATGATATAGAATTATTCTCACTAAAAATGTATGATATAAGATAATGTCAATAATAATATCCCGGTTATTTTTTGGTGAGATATTATGTGGTGAAAGTTAAAATTATATCTAAGTTTTCTCTATTAAATCCATGAAGAGGTCCTCCTCCTATTTTCAAATATTCCTGATAGATTGAGTTATAATCATCGTGTGTGTATATTTCGCCAGTTAGATCAGAATATATGACTGATGTATCATTTGAACTTATAGTCTTATTCTTAATTTTTGTATCACCATAATTTGGGCCAAATGATCCAACAAATTCTGTTCCTGAAATTGATTCATTGAATTCCTTAAATCTTTTAATCATTCTTAACTGGTATTTTTTCAAAGAATTCATCTGATGTTTCTAGTGAGTAATTGTCTTTATCAAAGTTATAATTTATCTCATAAAAGAAATTATCTTTTAGTTCTAATTTTTCACCACTGGAAACTTCCATTATTATCTTTTCTGTTTCATAATTTTTTTCAATCTTATTTATAGGAAGCCCAATTGTGCCATTTCTATCAGAAAGGTTGCATATTATTTTTTTATTCTTTTCTAAAAGTGTTATAATTTGATTGAATGTTGAATTTGCTGTAAGCATCTTTACATCTTTAAATTCATCATCTATAATATTATCATAGTTGTCGAGAAAATTCTGCTCACGACTAGTTATTGATACACCTTTGTTCATCTTATCAAGTATTGAATTAAGTTTAGAATCTTTGAAATAAGATTCTTTCAAACTGAAATAGGAAAGGAATTTTTTAAAGTTCATGACATTGACTTGTTTTTTCATATAGTATATATTAAAGAATAGAATATATTTTATATATACTTTATAAATAAAAGTTAGATATGGACCAAAAGCTACTTGATGCTCTTAATAATATTTCTATTGCACTTGAACAGTTAAGTGAATCTCTTGATAAATCAAAATCGCCTGTAAAATCTGATGTAGGAAACTCATTACAATCAGGGGATTTTTCAAAACAATTAGTAGAGATAAATGAAGGAATAAAATCTATAAAAGAAGATACTAAAAAGATTTTAGATAATCAAGAAACTATAATAAAATTACAAAAACAACAAACATCCGGCGAAAGTAAGGTTTTTGAAGAAGCTGGTGGTGGTAAGACCAAACAAATGATAAAAGATGGGGTTGCTGTCATTGGATTGATTGCAGGTGCTATTTTAGCGATTGGGTTGGCTTTTAAACTTATTGGAAGTGTCGATTTTCTTTCTGTACTTGCAATTGCATTTGCTCTACCGCTAATGGCAGAGGCTTTTGCAAGAATTTCAAAAGTAGAGGGAATTGATGCAGGTAAAATTGTTGGTGCGACTGTTGCTCTTGTGGCGATGTCTTTTGCTATAATGGTGTCATCAAGAATACTTGCTGGTGTTGTTCCAGTAGGTCTTTTTCAACTTATAACTGTTGTATTTATTGCTGCCGCATTTGGCGCAGCCGCAGTTGGTCTTGGATTTTTATTAAATGCTCTTGGAAAAATTGATCCTGCTGTTGCTATACAAGGTTCATTCTTACTTCCTATTGTTCTTATAGCAACATCCATCGCCATCGCCGCGTCATCAGTTATTTTACAAGCAGTTGTTCCAATAGGGTTATTCCAAGCACTAACCGCCATTCTGATAGCAGCTGCTTTTGGAGTTATGGCTTATGGAATAGGGAAATTGATAGAATCTTTTAAAGGAATTGATCCTGCAACTGCGGCGATAGCTGCTACAGCTATCCCAATAGTTCTTATTGCATTATCACTAGCCATCGTAGGAGCTTCTATTTATTTTCAAGCGATTGTTCCGATAGGATTATTTCAGGCACTAACAGCAATTCTTATATCTGCAACATTCGTAGTTCTTTCTTATGCTGTAAAACCCTTATTATCTGGTATAAAGGATGTAAATTATGTGGATATTGAAAAAGGAACTATTGTTATACTCGCACTTACCGCTGCAGTTACACTCGCTTCTTGGATTTTGATGGGTATGGCACCAGTTGAAATTTCAAGTATTTTTAAATTTCTTTTATTATCTGCATCAATATCACTTTCTGTTGTAGTACTAGCTTTGGCTGTAAAAGCGGTGAATAAGATGGGTGATGTAAATGAGTTCATAAAGGGTGGTAAATCAATATTAATTTTAGCATCAACAATAATGTTAGCTTCATTGATTTTATCTTTAGGTAGTTATGAAAAGTTTCCTGATTTAATGTGGGGAATGTCCGCTGGGCTATCTATACTTGCGTTTGGACTTTTGAGTTTTTCTATGAGTAAACTTGGAAGTCCTGGTGATTTCATAAAAGGTGGAATTTCTATTGCAGTTATTGCAACCGTTATTATGTTAACATCTAGAATTCTATCATTAGGTGATTATTCTACTTATCCTAATCTTTCGTGGGCTTTAGGAGTTGGACTTTCTTTAGTTGGATTTGGAATGGCAGCACTTGTACTTGGTTTAATAGTATCAACTGGTGCTGGTGCGGTAGTTTTAGCAGCTGGTGCTTTAGCAATTGTGGGAATCGCTGGAACAATAGTTGCAGTAGATAAGATATTATCAGGTGGTGATTATACTAAGTATCCTGGTTTAGATTGGGCTAAAGGAGTTGGAACATCTTTGATTCTTTTTGGAACAGCAGTTGTTTTACTTGGTGTTGTGAATTCAGTAGGAGGTATAGCAAGCACACTTAGTCTTGGATTAGTAGAGAATCCAATTGATGCTGGTATAGAAGCCGTACTGTCAATAGCTATGGCTATACCAATCGTTGATAAGATGATATCAAGTGGTGATTACACAAAGTATCCTGGTTTGGAATGGTCATCTGGCGTTGGCATGAGTTTAATTGCTTTTTCTATGGGTATTATGGTTATCGGAGGAATTGATACTGACACTTTGGAAGTAGGTATATCTTCTATCAAAGGAATTGCTCAAACTATATCAGACATTTCATTCACATTAGCAACAGGAGATTATAAAGGAGGTCCGACAAAAGAATGGTCATCTGGAATATCATTGGCATTGGGAGCATTTCTTCCAGTTTATGGCATGTTAATGGCGAATAAAATATTATTCGGTGGTGTTGGACCTAAAGAATTTTCAGATGCAATAAGTACTATCACAGATGGTATAATAACTTCCGGTCAGAAATTTGCAGGTGTTGGTGATATCTGGAGTGGAGGTCCGACAGAATCTTGGGTGAGAGGAGTTGGTGGTGCTTTAAGTGCATTTACTCCTGTTTTTGAGGTACTCGCAAAAAGTTCTGGAATATTTAGTTCTGGACCATCCGTGGGTGATATGAAAGGTGCTATACTTATGATAACAGAAGGTCTTATAGAATCTGCCAATATTTTCTCAAAATCAAATGCTAGCTTTTTAAATCCACCACCAGAAGAATGGGTAAGAGGGGTTTCAGGATCGATACAAGCTTTTGTTCCAGTTTTTGAATTACTTTCGGGTAAGTCTATAAGTCCTAGAAGAATAAAGAGCACTTTAAAATCAATTGGTGAATCCATAAATGAGATATCATTAGAAATATCGAAAGGTGATTATACTAAATATCCAAAACCAGAATGGATTGATGGAACTATTTATGCGCTTCAGAAATTTCAAGATATAATTTCATTGCTTAATTTTAGTGGATTGGGTTCTGGTGGAATAATGGGAAGTATTTCATCTTTTTTCGGTGGAAAAACTCCATTAGAACAAGCTGTTTCAAATATAACAATGTTGGCAATTGCCTTTGATAAATTAGGATCTACTATGAATAAATTTTCTAATTCTATTCAAGGATTGGATGTTGAGAAACTTTCATTGGTAAAGGGAATGTCGAGTAATATGATTATGCTCTCACTTATGGATCCTGATATGTTGGAAGATGTTCTTACCAGGATAGAAGAAAAGGGTGGTGTATTTGCTGAATTAATAAAGGATTTTGAAGATCAGAAAAAATCAACAAGTGAAAAAAGTACAGTAAAAACATCTGGTGGATCTTCTAAATCTGATCCTAATATAGTTGAGTTGCAGAAACTTGGCAAAAAAATGGATAATATGACGGGTATTTTATCAAGTATTTCAAGTGTTGTAAGTGGTGATCTTAGGAATTATTTAATGGATAACTCAACAAATGAAAGGAATATACAAGTATCTTCTTCTGATAGAAGACTTAAAAACATTATAAGAAAAATAGGAACTTCTCCTCTTGGAATAAACATATATGAGTTCACATACAAATTCAATTCACATCAGATTTATGTGGGTGTTATTGCACAAGAACTTATAGGAACAGAATTTGAATCAGCTCTTGTGGATGATAAAAATGGATATTATGCAGTAGATTATTCAAAGATAGATGTTAAATTTTCAAAATTAAACAAATTGGAATAATTTTATATACATGATATGAGCTTAATTAAAGATATTAAAAACTATTTCTTCTTTAAAAGAATAATTAAATCCAAAAGAGTTGAATTAAAGTCTAATTTCAATATTAGAATTGATAATGCGGATCGTCTATATACAGTACTGAATGTGCCTAGTGATGAGATAGGAGAAGCTTATGATCTTAAAAAATCTGATGTTGATAAAATTTCAGAATCTTATATAAGAGAATATGTTTCTAAATTAAGTACTTACTTAAATTCAATTGGATTATCAGAATTATATGATTTTTACGAACCTGTTAAAAAAGTTGAAAAGTATTCCTATCTTATTATAATAGGATATAAACAATTAGATTCTTTGGAAATCAATAAGATTATTTATAGAATACTTTTGCCAATATGCTCTTTTATTTTATTAATTTATATTATTAAATTAATATTTTTTTAAACAAATTAACCATTTTTACTTATAATAAAGAAAAAGAATATGAACAAATTTTATGAATTAAGTGATGATACTGTTAATCAGTTCAATAGTGTTTTTAATACTAAATCTTTTCCAATCCAAGTTGGATTTCAGTTTGTTGGATCTGAGAGTCAAAAACAATTAATAAAGATCGCAAAATTGCCTGATCAATATTCTTTCCTATTAGGAAAAGAATTATTGGTGATGATGAATGAAGATCTTTTAAATATTTTTGATGCAGAATCGATAAAAATTCTAATTGAACAGGAATTGGATAAAGTTTCAATTAATGTTGAAAGTGGTAAGATTAAGATGATCAGACCGGATCTTAATACTTTCGCTAGTATTATTAATAAATGGGGAACTGAAAAAGTAATGAGAGCAAATCAAGTTGAAGATCTATACCAAAAACAAAAGTCGGACGGTGTAGAAGAATTTGATTTCTAAAAAAAAAAAGAAAAACTATGAATATATCAAAAATTTATATAAGTGCCCTTACTAAAAAATATGAGTCTCAAATGGAAGAATCAAAAGCAAACTTATCTTTGTATCTGTCAAATGCAAATTTAGCAGCAATTGGTGAACATTCTGACTTATTGAGTGAACATGATAGATGGGTTACACAATATTGTGAATCTAAAGATAAATTAGAATCACTAAATTTACTAGTTGAAGAATTAGGATTAAAAAAATAAAAAAAGAAAAATGAAAGAAAAATTTGAAAATGTAGTGAATAAACCAGAGTTGACATTCTTTGAAAATGAAGAAATGTTTAGAATAATGGATTTTGATGTTGAATCTAGTCTAGATTCTAAAATGGAATCTGTAGAAAAATACATGAGTGGCAACAATGGAGTTGGAATGAGTGATATAGAGAAGGATTTGATTTATGCAAATGCTCAATCACTTTATGTAGATTATAAGAATGAACTTAGAGAAGCAAAATTCAATTTCTATTTTAATCGACCACAATACAATCTTCTTAGTGATTTATTGTTGAAAAAATTAGAATTTGATGTTAATACACTTTTTGTGGCATTGGAATTGGATAATATGCTAAAGTCTATATACGACACTAAATTTAAGAATGATAGTGAGCTTGTCGCGGTTAAGATGAATGCAACCGAATTGACATATGTTTATCATCTTATACAAGGTTATAAAGTAAAAGGTCTTACAAAAGAAGCTCGCACTTTTGCTTCACTTTTAAATAGAATCGGAGATGCTTCTAAGATAATCAACTATTATGACGCAAAAGCAAAGTCTTTGGTAGAAGATATTCAAAAATGGGCACTTACTTTAGATGGAAGTGATCTCCTTATGGCTGAAGTTCTACCAACAAACACAGAGACAATTGATGAATGATCTAAAGGATAGTATAAAAAAGATCAAAGAAAAGAGAAAGATTTCAAATGTATGGATTCAGTATTCAGACTATATTTCTGAGAGCATTGATAAATCAATTTCTTATACAGATTATCTTTCAGAATCATTTGATAAATCAATTTCTTATACAGAATATTTGAAATCATCAAATGTTAATATGTGATTAAAATTCTCTTTTATTTTCTCAGGAAGGCTCTTATGTTTTGTTTTGGCAAAATCTCTAAGAGCCTTTTTTCCTTTCTTTTTTCCAGATTTCATAAATGATTTAGCAACATTTTTTATTTCTTCTGGAACATCTTTGTTTTTTCCAGTAGCATAAGCGTAAGCTGCTCCCATTAAACGTTGTTGAGATTTTGATTTTGATGGCATATGATATATTTTATTTTTTATTTTTCAAATTACCTTATAGGACAATGTGAGGCCGAATAGATAAATCTGTGATCTCTTTTAATATTAACTCCCATCGATTTAGCGGAAATGTAAATATCTTGTAAACATTCGGAATCACTTCCTCCGGAAATCACAATTTCTTTTCCATTAATATTTGAAAATAGTTCATAAAGTTTTTTAGGAATATGAAACCAATTATGATTATTCCCGATATAAACTATTGCAGTTCCCTCGGTTGTTTTAAACAAATCTCCTTTCTTTAAAGTGTTATTATCTTCTTTTTCTTTAGCTTCTTTATAAGTTTCTTTATCTAAGATTTTTTTATAAAAATCAACATTCACATCATAGTTATATCTTTTTTCGATTATATCTTTTTGGTTTGGAAATGTATAGAGTTCATCATTGATTGGAATATCTGGATTATCATCATATAGATAATCTTTATCAACATTTTTACCTTCATGATGGTTATCGAAAATCTGATATACTTCTGTGAATTGTTTGCAATATTCTTTTAATTTATGAATATACATTTCTGTAAAGAATGATCGAAATGATCTCTGCACGTCAACAATTATTAGTATTGAATTGTTATTATAATTTTCAAATTTTTTTATATATCTCATTATCTAAACTATTCTATATTTATTTCTTTTCCAATATTTTTTCCCATAACTAACAAATATTTCCTCACCAGCCGAAATATCTCTATTAGCAACCAAAACAACATTATCTTCATCATCCATTGAAATAAACGAATTATTCTTAAATCCACTATGTATTCCTTCTGAATCATTGGCATATTTAGCAAAACAATCTGATAATTTACAATCTAATATTTCACCAGATGGTAAATTCATAAAATAATCATCATCACCTCTATCAGCTCTGATATCTGCTTCATAATCTGATAAAATATCTCCTATGAATTTAGATATTATCTCATTTTTTTCTATATCAATTGATGTAAACAATCCTTTTCCGGCATTTGGAATTTGAGAATCTTCTACATATAAATATTCTGACTCATCTAAATCTATAGAATCAAAGTCAAAATCAAAGTTTTCAAAAGTTTTTAAATATCTCATGACATATATATTAATTTTTTAAAATAAAAAACCCACCTATTGGTGGGTTTAAATTAATTAATATTTAATAATTATTAAATTGGAAGTTCATCTTCTTCCGATTCTTCTCCTTCTTCATCTACCTCTTCAAATTCTCCTTGTGCCTGACCTTGACCTTGTGCCTGACCTTGAGCCTGACCTTGACCTTGGACCTGACCTTGTGCCTGACCTTGAGCCTGACCTTGACCTTGGGCCTGACCTTGGGCCTGACCTTGACCTTGTGTCTGACCTTGTGCCTGACCTTGTGCCTGACCTTGTGCCTGACCTTGACCTTGTGTCTGTACTTGTACTTGAGATTGTCCTTGTCCCTCTGGTTGACCTTGTGGTTGAGTTTGCATCTGAGCTTGACCTTGCATTTGACCTTGTCCCTGCGATTGTATCTGAGCATCTCCAGTTAGTGCTCCAGCGGGTAACTGATCTACATTCAAGTAATTCTGTGCTATGAATTTAACAATTTCTTCTGCGATGACAACATCACCGAATAGTTGTTTAAGATTTTTTCCAGTTGTGTCTTTTACTTTTTTAACATAAGCATTGATAAGAGATTGTGGAATATCAATCATGGTATTCACTCTATAGATATCATTTACTGTCATTACAGCTTCTTTGATAATCTCATCTCTTCTTTTCTTTGTTTGATAGTTTTCA